CTCGGCGAGCAACTCGCGCCGCTCGTCTCGGATCACGCGCCACGCCCCCTCTCGACGGCCGCGGCCACCGCCAGCGCCATCTCCGACTCCGGGTGGTTCTCGACCAGGTGCGGGACGATGCTCTCGCCGTACCTGGAGTCGTCGGGGTAGTACTGCCCGCACTCCGGGCACTGCCACGCGTCCACCATCTCGAGCTCCCTCATCGTGCCCACCCCTTCCTCATCGCCTCGCGCTGCCGAATCCAGTCGCACAGAATGTCCTCGTCCGCAGCGCTCAGATCCATGACTGCGGCCTTCACGCTCCCGACCGTCGCGGGACGAACGAGGGCGCTCAAGTGAGCGCGGGAGAGGGCACGCACTGCCTCGTCGAGCGCCGTGTTCAAGATCGAGAACGCTGCCTTCAGGTCGGCGTTCTCCGCGGCGAGAGCTTCCAACCCTGACCGCTGCGGCGGCGCGTCGGCCTCGGCAGGCTCACTCATGGGCTGGACTCCAGCTCGTGCTTCGTCTCGTTCCTGTTCGGCTTGGGCGAGGCGGGCGACGAGGCGGTCGAGGGCCGCCCAGTGATAGTCCGGGTCCAGCGTGTCCTCTAGCCCGCTTCTGATGATGTCCTCGTCGGTTCGTTCGTGGGTCATGTGGACTCCTCTGGGGTGGTGAAGGCGGCGGCAAGAAGGCGGTCCAGTGCCTCGAATGCGAGTTCTACTTGGTCGCCGCCGGGTCGGCAGGAACAGGTCCCCGGCCGGGAACCCCTCCACGGCGCAGGTTCTTCTTGGTCTTGGTCTTGGTCATGCCAGTCTCCTTCCGCTCACGAGGCCCTCGAGCGCCACGGCTGTCTTCCACCCTCGCGGGCGCACCACGACGCCCAGCTCTCGGTCGCGCTCCTTGCGTGCCGCCTGCTCCTCGAGCAGCGCGCGGCGCTCGTCGGCGACCTCGTAGGTCTCGAGCTCCACCTCGTGCGTGTACGCGACCTTCCTGGAGTCGCACCACCGGCAGCAGTCCGAGCCCGGCCCGCCGTGCGGGATGCTGCTGACGTAGACGTCCATCATCATCGCCACCTCCTTGAGAGCAGCCACCTCAGTGACAGGTAGTAGACTGCCGCGAACACAACCAGGCCGGCGCCGGTCAAGAGCGCCTCTCCCGCGCTCACTTGAGCGCCCCCGCCACGAGCTCCAGCGCGCGCGCCGCGGCGTGGACCACCGGCAGCACCAGGAACAGTGCCGCGGCGAAGACCACCAGCCGGGCGATCACGGGAACAGCTCCGCGATCGGCGCCAGCTCCGCGAGCTCGTACTCGAGCCACGCCAGCGTCTCCTCGAGCTCCGCGTCCTCGCGGGCCCTGACCAGTGCCTGGAGCGCGTTGACGTTGCCGCCGTACCCCATCGAGTTGCGCTCCTGCCGCTCGAGGCGCTCTGCCTGCTCCTGCTCCCACCGCTCGTACTTGGCCCCCATCATCGTGCCTCCTCCTCCCGTTCGTCGGTCGCCGTTGGGTTGGTCAGGCGATGTTCGGCGACTCGGCGCAGGTGCTCGCGCCTTGCCTTCAGGATGTCCGCGTCGACCTTCAGGTCGAGCGGCGTGCGCGCTTGTTTGTCTAGATTCTCCTGGACGGCCATCATCGTGCGTCAACTCCCAGCGCCTTGCCTTCGGCGCGAATGTCCTCGAGCTCTTCGTCCGTGATCTCGTGGCCGTCATCGTCGAAGCGGCGACCGCCGTCCTCGGGCTCCGGCATCTCCATGAACGAAGCAGCGAGGTCCGCTGCGCTCGCCTGTCGGTCGTCTGCTTCCCAGTCGAAGCCAACGTTCCCCGTGAAGCCGGTGTGCGCGTCGCGGAAGTGCCTGCCCGCGATCTTCGTCGCGTGGAGGGTGCAGTCGCAGTCCCTCACCTTGCTCAGGTCCATCGTCACCAGCTCCCCTCTGCGATGTACTTGCGCATCTGCGCCATGCTGCTCCGCGCCTTGCTCAGCTTCTCGGCCGCTGCCGGGTTGTGACTCCGGCTGGACTTCCAGAAGTAGCCCTCGTCCTCCGCGTACCAGCGGCCCAGCTTGCTCCGGAGCCACTGGCCGAACTCGTCCTCCGACAGGCAGGACTCGTTGGCCGCCTTGACTACTGCGCGGTCCACGCTCGGGCCTGCGGACCGCATCATGCCGCGCTCGCCGCAGTAGCCGAAGTCGCTGCCCAACCGGTCGATGTCCTGTGTTGTGATCATCGTACGCTCAGCTCCTCTCGCCGACGACGACGTCGCCGTCCATGCAGATGTGCCGGAAGTCCGGCATGTCCGCGCCGCTGCGCCAGATCTTCAGCTCGCTCCCCGACAGCGGCGCGAGCACGTGGCCCGCGGCGCGCAGCTTGCGGGTGTACTCCGCCTGCAGCTCCTTGCCCTTGTTCATCTCCGTGCTCCTCTCGCTCTTGCTCATGCTCTTATTGTCGGCCAGGAGGCGGCCCCGGCACACCGGCCGAAGGTCTATAAACTCTCCTGGCAGATCAGCCTAGGACCTCTGACCTGTGCCGCCTGCAGAGCGGGACCTTCCCCGCCCTGTCCGGGACGACGGTCAGCCCGGCGGCCTCGGCGAGCAGCGGCTCGGCAGTCCCGGCGTAGGTCCGGCCGCAGGCCTCGACGCTGCAGAGCCTGACGGTCCTGCCCTTGCCCCCGCCGATCCTGACGCCGGAGCCCGGCGCTGCGGCCGGACGGAGGGACTCGGCGGGGAACGAGTACGCGCCGCTCGTGGTCTTCCCAGAGCGCGCGTCAGCCTCCACGAGGTACACGCGTGCAGACTGGCCAGAGTAGTCCCTCGGCCACGGGAACGAGTCACCGAGGCCCACGCCCTCGCCAGCACGCTTCGGCTCGACGGGCCGCTCCCAGTGGCTGAACGACCAGAGCGCCTCGGGATCGACCCATGGCAGATCGCACACCAGCACCTGTCCGCGCTCGAAGTCCATCACTCCTCCTCCACGTCGAAGCCCTGCTCCCAGAGCCGCTGCTCGTTCTCGTCGGCCGTGAGCAGGCGCTCCACGACGATGGTGATGTCGTCGCCCGTCGGCACGAGCGGGTGCCCCTGGCCGCACTTCACTGTCCAGAGCGCGAGCTCAGGGACGAAGTCCTTGGCGCCGCGGAGCACGAGGGTGCCGGTGCCGCACGTCCCACACATGTAGTCGCTCATGCCCCGTCCTCTCTGTTCTCCAGCACCGACTGCCGCACGGTCTCGATGGTCTCCGGGTCGACGAGGTCCGCGAGCTCCAGCGCCTCGAGCACCTCGGCCCCGAGCTCCAGCGCGCGCCGCCCCTCGAGGAACTGGCGCAAGACCTCGAGGTCGACCTCGACGCGGTTCGTCTTGATCCCGTCGCCGCGGTACACGCTGTTAGCGTGCAGGACGTCCGGGAGCTCGTTGATCGCGGCAGCGTGCGCGGCCTCGCGGTCGCGCTGCGCCAGCCGCCGAATACCCGCCAGGCGGGCCTGCTCGTCGGCAACGTCCGCGCTCTTGGTCTGTGACAGCTGCCATATCTGCGGGACCAGTTGGACCTCGAGTTCTGGCGAACGCGACCTGCAGACCGCCACGGCAACGCCGTTGTGCGACTCGCCGCTCGTGGCCGGGTGGTACCGGCCGGTGCCCACAGCGCCGAACCTTCCGAGGTACTGCTTGCTCTCCGCCCACGGCTCCGTCGCGACGACAATCCCGCGATCTCCGTACTTGCCGACGACCTCGTCGCCTACGCTCAGCTCTGCGCGCTTCATCGTGTGCCCCTTCCCTTCAGGTACCCAGGCGCGCGACGGTCGTCGACGCCTTCCAGCTCGGCCTTCTCCAGCAGCAGCTCTACGTAGTCGACGCGCTTGTCCGCGAACCGCGGGTTGAACGCGACCGCCCACTTGGCTGCGATCTCGCGGCGCGTCATCGTGCGCCGGCCTTCGCGTACATGTCCTGCTGGTGGCTGCAGTGCTTCTCGCCCTTGCAGAGTGCCGCGCACTCGTCGTCGCATGGGCCACAGTTCGTGGTGGGGGTGCCTGGGTGGCCCTGGCTGCAGTAGTACTTGGCCTTCCGTGTCTCGGTCTTCATCTCCGTGCTCCTCTCGCTCTTGCTCATGCCTTTATTATCGGCCATGGCGGGGGAGGAGCATACCGGTCGAAGGGCTAGTTCTTGGTCCAGGCCGAAGGACCTATGCGCGCTGGAGGCCCTTGCCGCCGCCCTCGACGGGGGTCATGGACCAGCCGCAGGCCGGGCAGTCGGCGGACTTGCCGCGGTCGACGCCGACGACCTTGCCCTCCTTCGGGCAGTCCGGGTTGGAGCACGCGTACGGGAGCATCACCGCCACCGGCAGCAGGTGCAGCGCCGGGCCGGGCAGCCGCAGCGCGCCATGCCGATCGCGTGGCGCAGGCGCGACCACAGGCTAAGCATCGGCCTGCCTGAAGTTGTCGCACGAGCAGGGGAACGCGACGAGCGAACCGATCGCCGACCTCGGCGCGAACGCCCCGCGGCACCGGAAGAGCCAGCCGATCGACGGGTCCTGCAGGTCGCCCAGCAGCGTCACGCGATCCAGGTCGTGGAGGTCCGAGCCGTGGCCGCAGGCGCACGGCGCGCCAGTACCCGCGATCGTGTCGCGGTGCTTCTCGTCGTCCCAGAACGGCGGCCAGGGCGTCGGCATCTCGGTTACCTGCCGCTCCACGGCGGCCTGCTCCTGCCGAGCGGGATCGACCCCGCCCACCGCGCGGCCATCGCCGCGACCTGGACGAGCTCCTCGCGGAGCCGCTCGTCGGTCTCGTCCTGCATCGCGCGGGCGGCCTCGCCGACCTCCTCGACCAGGACGGCCAGCCACTCCGCGTCGGTCAGGGTGCCCTCCTCGCCCGGGAACTTCTTGCGCGCCTTCGCGAGCTCGAACCGCGCCGCGTCGAAGAACCTTCCGTCCGTGTCCACCATCATCTCGCCCTCCTGCCGGGTTGTGCGCCACCGTTGCCGACGGCGCGATCGTTCTGCGCGGCCGCCCTCGCCGCCTGCCTCGTCCTCCCGAGGTCCGATGCCTTCCTCGACTGCAGGCCCTCCGACCTGTTCCGCTTCATCCTGTCGGTGAAGAGGCCGTGCGCGTTCTGCCCGGCGGCGCCCTTGTCGGCCCACGTCTCCGCGAGCTGCGCCTCGAACCTCAGCGGGATCTTGAGGTCGTATCCCTCGACCCGCTCGCAGAGCCCGACGAGCTTATCGAGCGAGTCGTCCCCCCAACCCTCGAGTCGCTCCCACACCATCTCGTCGTGGACCTGCACCAGGGTCCTTACCTCGTCGGGCATACCGAGCCGCACCTGGGTCATCGCGCCGCCGACGACATCGGCCGCCCCGCCCTGGCAGAGGGTGTTGATGGCCTGCCGCTCGGTCGCGAAGCCCGCGGCCTGCTCCTCCTTGGAGTACCACTGCCGCGCGCGCCGGCGCCTGCGCTCCCAGCCTTCGGGGAACGCCAGAGGCCGCCACCTCCCGGACAGCGTCCTCACGCCCCCGTTCCTGATGGCGCTGGCCACGACCTCGTCGCGCCACGAGAAGAAGTCGGGGAACACCTTGCGGAGCTGGCCGATGAGCTCGCCAGCGCGCTCCTTCTGCGCGTCGCTGACCTGGCCCGCGACCATGGTCTTGACCTGCGAGCCCGTGACGTTGAACTCCAGCTCCGCGCTGTCGTCGATCATGATGAGCTGCGCGAGCTTGCCCGCGCCGGCGCCGTACTGGATGCCGAGCATGCCCGTCTTCATGAGCCCGCGCTGCGGGTGCTTCTTGCCGGGCTCGCCGCCGAACAGGACGGACGCTGCCAGCCCGTAGAGGTCGACGTCCTCGGTGTAGGCCTTGACCATCGCCGGGTCCATGCAGTAGTGCGTGGCGATCCGCTGCTCCAGCTGCGCGTAGTCCCCCAGCGCGAGGTCGCCGCGGAACAGGGACCTGACCTGCGCGCCGTAGGTGCCGTGTGCCGGGATGTTCTGGAGGTTCGGCTGCGCGCTGGAGAACCTTCCCGTCACCGTCCCGCACCTGTTGACGGTGCCGTAGAGCCTGCCCCCGTCGACGTAGTTGGGGAACTTGGCGAGGAACGAACCGGCGAGCTTGTCCAGCTCCCGCCAGTACACGAGTCGCGCGACCCAGTCGGAGTCGGGGTTCGACAGCACGAGCGAGACGCTCGAGGTGCTCGGCCTCTTGTGCGCGGCGGTCTTCTCCTGCCAGTGCTTCGACGACCCGAACCCGTGCTCCGCCGTCGCCAGGCCCATGCCCTCGAGCACCCAGTGCCCCTTGACGTAGAGCCTGCCCACGCTCACGACCTCGAACCGCTCGGGCAGGTTGCCGCCCTCGTTGAACCATCGAGCCCTGTCTTCCTTGGGCACGTCCTGGAGCAGCGGCAGGTCGTCCTCGTCTATGGCCAGCGAGGCGCCGAGCTCCACGCGCTCGCCCCTCGGCGCGAAGAGCACGCGCGACAGCTGCGTCGGCGAGCTCAGCTTGACGGGCCCGGCCAGCGCGACCAGTTCCTCCTCGATGCCGTCGGCCTCGAGCTCCACCGCCGCGCGCAGATCGGCGCAGGCGACGCCGTCGAAGGGCAGGCCCGCGGCCTCCATCTCGACGATGCTGCGCGACAGCGGGACCTCGGTGCGCAGGAACACCTCGTCCCAGAGCGCCTCGCGCCGCAGCAGGTCGCGCAGGCGCTCGTAGAGCCGCGCCTCCTCGTCGAGGTCGTTCCCGCTGTACTCGTCCATGACGTCTGCGCCGACCTCTGACAGGGGGACGAAGTCCTTCGGTCCTCGGTCTTGGAGCGGCCACACCGCGCAGCTCCAGACCGGCGCGCCCTTCCTCTGGACGATGGGCTTGACGATGGCCGCCTCGTCGAGGTACCGCGCCATGAGCGATCCCAGGTCCAGCTTCTGCTCGGGTTCCAGGAGCCATGCCATGACCCTCGTGTCGTGGATCTGGGTCTCCGGTCCCAGCACGGCGCCGTCGAGCAGCGCCCACCGCGCGTCGAACATCGTGTGCTCGACGATGATGCCGGGCGCGGCGAGCAGCGCGTGCATCTTCGCCCGCGCCTGCGGCATCTGCCACGAGGTAGCGCCGATGCCCGCGCGCAGCAGCTTCGCTTGCCATGGCGTCCGGCCGGTGGTCTCGATGTCGAAGACCGTGAAGTCGGTCACTTCGGCCTCCTCTCCGCGTACCGCGCGAGGTACGCCGCGGCGCGCTCCGCCTTCGCCGCGGTCATCCCCCGCGGCAGCAGGTGCCGGTTGCACGGCCAGCACGTTATGCCGCGGACGTAGAGCCTGCGCCGGTCCGCGGGCATCTGCTTCCACAGCCGGACGTGCTCGTGGTCCGTGACGAACCTGCCCGACGCCGGTGCCTTCTCGCAGATCGGGCACTGCCAGCCCTGCCCCGCGAGCGTCTCGAGCCAGTCGAGCATGGTCCACCCGTACCGCTTGAGCGTCTCCGGCACCGGCGGCACGACGCCCCGGCTGCGAGACTCGGCCTCGAGCTTGGGCAGCGTGCGGTTGCGTGCGGCTGCCGTCCTGGGCCGCGCACCGGCGGCGGTCACTTCGGCACCTCCCACTCCATCTCGGCCGCCGCGTCCTGGTCCCAGTCCAGCTCCATGCCGTCGCCGACGTCGACGACCCTGCCCCTGAACTCGTACGGGTTCTCGAAGCGCGACGACTTCGTGCACCTCATGCTGAAGTGCATCGGCTCGCCCGCGGCCCAGTCCCTCGTGCGCTTCATGAGCGCGGAGGTGTCGACCTGCTGCCGCTTGGCGCTGGCGTCGCGCGGCTCGTCCTGGTTCTCGTACCCCACGTGGTCCAGCACGACGACCGAGACCTGGGTCTCGCGCATGACGCGCCGGACGATCCTGGCGAACTCGATGGCGCGCGCGTTCCCGTCCTCTGCCCTCGACCAGTACGCGTGGGCGTAGGTGTCGACGACGATGAAGCGCGACTGGAACTCGAGCTCCGACTGGATCAGCTCGTCGACGACCGCATCGTCGCCCATGTCGAGGTAGTCGACGGACACGCGGACGTTATCGGGGTCGGCGCCGAGGCGCGTGAACCGGCGGTGCTCGACGGCCTCTCCGTTCTCGAGCTGGTAGTAGCTGGACCGTATGCCCCTGCGGGACGCCTCCGCGCAGAGCCCGGCGAACACCATCGACTTCGCCGCCTCGGCCGCCCCGTAGATCAGCACGTACGCGTTCTCCGGGATTATCGGCCAGAGAACGAACGGGGGGCGGGGCGGGATGTCTCCCGTCAGATCCAGCCAGCGCCGCTCACCCGTGTGGACAGCGTGCACCGGCGGCCTGCGCTCGCGCTCCGGCGCCGACCTGGGCTCCTGAAGACCTGCGCCGAAGGCGCTCTCGACAGTCATCTCCACCTCGCGCTCCTCCAGCCCGAGCTCCAGTCCGGCCTCCACCAGCTGCTCCCTGGCGTCGGCCTCGCGGAGCTCGCCACCGGCCACCAGCTGCGCCATCGCAAAGGTCGACCGGTTGAGCGCGTCGTTGCGCTCGCCCTCGACCGACTCCCTCAGCTGCCCCAGCTCAAGCTCCAGCGCGCGCTCGCCGTAGGCGGTGCCAGCGGCGAACGGGAACATGGCCTGCGACTCCCGGCCCGCGCGCTCGACCCGCTCCGGCGCGAGCAGCGCCTCGACCATCCACTCCGGCGCCGGCACCGGCTCGCGCTCGTCCACCCACGTGTACGGGCCGGACTCGCTGACGCTGGGCGGCACGATCACGTAACCGGTCCCGGCACGCTTCACGTCGATGCCCACGCCCAGCCTGCCGCGCAGCCTGAGCTCGGGGTCGGCGGTGTACCACCTGTGCGTCCCGCCGCTCCCGGTCTTGGCCTTCCTCGTTGCGGGGAACGCGTCCGGCGCGTGCTGCCTGGCGAGTGCCGCCGCGGTCGCGCCGCCGCCGTTGCGCGGATCCATGTCCACGACGATGACTCCCTCAGGAACGGCGATGCCCACCAGCGAGTCGGGCGCCACCGCCCACCAGTCACGGACCTGGCCCTCGTCGCTGCTGGCATCGTGGAAGCCATGCGCCGACCGCGGCGCCTTGTCCGCCCCGCACGGGAAGACAAGGAGACCGCGGCCAGCGTACTCCAGCGCTGCCTCTAGCACCGGTTACTTCTTCGTGCCGCGGGTCGTGGGCTTCGCCGCCGTCCTCCGCGCCGTCGGCTTGGCAGCGGGCTTGGCCTTGGCCTTGGGCTCCGCCTTCGGCTCCTCCTGGTCCGGCGCGTCTGCCGGGATCACGAGCAGCGACCGGCCGACCATGGTCAGCTTGACCGTGGGCGGGTCGTTCGCCGCGTCCTCGAGCCACTCCGCCATCTTGTCGAGCACGCGGTCGCGCGAGTCCACCGTCCCGACCGTGAAGGTCAGGATGCGGTCCGCGTCCTCGCCCTCCTCATCTGGCAGCACGACCGTCACGACGTACTGCTCGCCGCCCGCCTCGAACGGGTTGTCCCTGACCGAGACGGCCGTGACCGGGAACGTCTGCCCGCTCGCGATCAGCTCGGCCTTCTCGTCCTTGCCCACGTACGCACCACTCCCCGCGCCGTCGGCTATGCCTTCGTTCTCTTCCCAGAACCCCATCGCGGGCTCCTCCTTCCGGGCGCTACAGCGCCCTGCTCAGGCCCTTTGCGGACCGCCACTCCCTGACCTCGATGGCCAGCTGCGCAGCCTTCAGGCCGCGCACGATGTCGAGCTCGTGCAGCTCGCACCGCGCTTCTCCGGCGGGCACGTGGATGATGACCGCCGCCTTCTTGTCGACGGTCGGCATCTTCTCCAGCCGCTCCGTCTTCGGGTCCCAGTAGTGCGACGCGTTCGCGTACATCGCCTGCTGGACCGAGTGATCCAGCTCGGAGAAGTGGACAGTGCCGCCCGTCTTGATGTCGCAGACACGGGGCAGCTCCCAGTCCGGGGCGGTGTTCACCCTGTCGAGGGTCCCGGCGACGCCGAGCGCCGTGTTCACGACTATGCGCTCGATCCACTGCGCGCCGCTCTCGTCCAGCAGCGGCAGTATCTCGCGCTTGTCCATCTCTGCGCCGTACTTCTCGATGTCCCTGTCGTACGGGGCGGGCACGTCCCACTGCTCGCCCCGGTCCATCATCTCCGTCGCGGCGTGGAGTGCTGTCCCAAGGTTGGCGCGCTGCTCTGTGTTGCCCGCCTCGATCGCGTCCTTGACGACGCGGTTCAGCGTCCTCTTGCCGTTGGGCGTCTTAGACTTGCGCGCGTTGGTCTTGACCAGTGCCAGCAGGTCCTCGCGCCGCGCTAGCCCGAGCGCCACCATGCGCTGCGCCCAGAGCTCGAGGTTGTACCTGTCGCTCAGGATGCCGCTGACGGTGGTGACGCGGGTCCACGCGCGCTCGACGCCGGTCGCCGGGTCGGGCAGCAGGTACCGGCCCCACCTGTCTCTTCGCGGCTCGTTCGGCGCCTGGTCGAAGTGCTGGTCGTCCGTGTCCTGGTCCGTCACTCGTCGTCCCCCTTGTCGAGGAGGTGCTGCCTGTCATCGACGCCCAGCGACTCGAGCTCCTTCTCGAGCAGCATCATCGTGTCGCAGACGACGTGCGCCAGGTGCGGCATCCCGGTCTCGGGATCTGTGTCCTCGCCCTGCCACCACGCGGACAGGTGCCGCATCGTCGCCGCGAATAGGCGCGACTGCGCGAGCCCCTGGTAGTTGCGCTCGCTGTACTTCTGCGCGCCGAAGGCGAACACCTCGGCCGCCGCGTCGACCGCGGCCCAGGGAATCAGATCCATCCTGCGCTTGCCGCCGTCGTCCTTCGCGCCGCCAGCCTTGTCGTAGACGAAGCTGCTGTCCATCACCGTGCTCCTCTCGCCCTTACGGCTCGCTCTACTTCTGCCCATGTCTCGACTCGTTGGATTATCCTACCGGATGCCAGTGACGCGCGGGGCAGCTCACCACGGTTCCAGGGCTGGTCCCATACCAGCACGTCTCCGAAGGCGTTGTCGACCAGGTCCTCGACGTTCTCGAGCGAGTCGTCTAGGTAGATGTCGCAGTCCACGGACGACTTCGGTGTCGCCTCGTTCAGCAGGTGCGCCTCCTTGATGGGCCAGCTCCGCGCGCCGAGCCAGCTGAGTCGGTCGCATATCCCGCCGGGCGGGACCTTCGAGACGACGACCACGCGCGCGATCGCGCAGAGGCGCGTCACCGCGACCGCTGCGCCGGGGTAGGCGTCGGCGTGGCGGAACATCCCGCCCTCGACGCCTTCGGTCCAGAGCCAGGCCCAGTGCTCCGGCGCGACCAGTCTCTTGGCGTGGTCCCACCGCTCCCACGGACCTACCTCGTACCCGAAGTGCTCGCGGAGCAGGTCGTTCACGCACGTGACCCAGTCCACCACCACGCCGTCCAGGTCCAGACCCAGTCGCGGCCTCACCAGGCCGCCCCGCCGGGAGGGCCATTCTGGGCCCTGCGGAGGCCGCTGGCCTCGATGCGTGCACCAGATGCCGGTCTGAGCGCCCGAACCATCTGGAGCTCTGTGTGGCCCCGGCCGCTCACGAGACCAGCTCCCTGAAGAACTCGCCCGCGGCCTCGACGTTGGCCGGGTCGTTCCACCAGAGAACGATGCCGCTCGGGTGCGGCATGACCGCCACGCGCCGGCCGCGGTACTCGCGCCACCAGAGGAACTCGTACTCTGCCCTGTCGCGCAGGCCGAAGGCGGCTGCCACGCGCGTTCCCACGAACAACATCGGGACGCGCAGGGGCGTCCTGCTCCAGAGCTTCATGGCCGCGGGCACCGCGAGCGCCATCGGGAATGCGGAGCCCTTGCCCTCGCTGCCCGGCCACTCCTGCAGCAGGTTCTTCCTGGGCAGGCCGACGGTCCCGAGGTCTGCCATCCTCTTGCCCGCCAGGCCGGTCTTCCCCGACCTGTTCGGCGCCTCTCCCACGATCAGCACTTCAGCCTCATCCCCTCGTCGTCGAGCACGACGACAGGCCCGAGCTCCCGGCGCAGGTACGACAGCGCGGTCCAGTAGCTCATTCTCACGATCTTCCGGCGCTTGTGGCTCATTGGTACTCCGTCACCCGGCGCACCCGACCCGTGTGCTTCGGAACCTTCCGCCACTCTGAGTCGAGCGCCTCTTCGATCTCGAACTCGGCCTGCTTGACCGCGTCCATCTCGGACGAGCCGGACACGCGCATGCGCAGCACGACCTCGACTTCGTACTCGTTGAGTAGTCCCATCAGCTCTCCTTCCTCGGCCCGCAGTGGTGGTGGATGTACCAGGCCTCGCTCTCGTCCTCGGAGTACACCAGCTCGAGGTCAGCGATCGCCCGCGCCCGCGCCGATGCCACGCCGAACGGGAGACCGGCCGCGCCGACGCCCGTGGCGAGCGGCGCCTTCGGTGCACCGGCGGCGGTCAGCGACAGGTGGAGTGCCGCGTCCCAGTGCGGCTCGTAGACGTGCAGCGACGCGGCGTGGTGGTAGTAGGTCCCGACCGGAACGTCCAGCGACCTCGCCAGTGTGTGCTGGAGTTGGTTGAACACGAAGGCGTCGTACGCGAGCCCGTGCCACGCGTCGTTGGACCTCATCGTCACGTGCAGGTCGAGTGACAGCCTGTCACGACCCAGCCTGTCACGGTCCACGCGCCTGAGCATGAACTGGAGCTGCGTCGTGCAGGGGTAGTTCTTGACGCCCTCGATGGAGTCGCGCAGCGGGTCCCACACCGAGACGACCGCGCGCCGGGAGTACGGGTCCTCGCGCAGCCTGCGCTCTGCCGTCTCCATCTGTGCACGCACTCTCGGGCCGTAGGCACCGTGGAACGCGCCCTGGTCCGCGAAGTCGCGCAGGTGCCCGTTGACGCGGAACAGTGCCTCTGCGTCGCTGTACCCGCCAATCAGCTGGAGCGCCTCCTCGGCGGCCAGCGCCTGGCTCACTCCGCGACCTGCGCCGACGGGCAGCATGGGCGCGCCACCCGGGATGACGAGCGTAGCGCCGAGCACCTCTGTCGTCTCGAGTCCCCGCGGCGCAGCGTGCTCGCCGAAGGTCATAACCGTCTGCACCGTGGTGACGTACCCGCCGACGAAGTCGTCGAGGCGCAGCAGCAACCCCTGGTTCGGCCTGGTCATGTTCGTACCTCCCTCTCGTTGGGAAGTGAAGCCGGGCCCGCCGCGCGACGGGCGGCGAGAGGGAGTGGGGTGACGACGTATGGCGTCGTCTTCCACCCTCGCGCGACGGTCCGGCTCCAGTCTCTTCCAGAGCGTATCACGAGCTCAGCGCTGCGAGCATCCGGTCCCTGGCCTTCGCTGCTGCGCCACCGGGGAGGGTGCCGATCACGCGGGACTCCTCGGTGCGCGGGTTGCGCGCCCAGTCGAAGTACTCGCCCACCGCGTTCAGCGCGCCGAGCTTCGTCCCACGCCCGAACTCGTTGGTCCCGGAGTGCAGGAACAGGTCCACGACCGCGTCGCGCGCGCCCTCAGCCTGCGGCCTGTCCGGGATCACGGCGTTCAGCGTGGTCCGGAGCCTGCGCTCGGTGAACGGCTGCGCGAGCAGTGCCTCGAGCTCTGCCTGCAGTGCGTCGCGGTAGCCCAGCGTGAGCCCGAGAGCCGCGCGCGCCTCCTGGAGCCTGCCCTGCACGTCGCCGACGTGCCTGGCCGTCCAGACGCGCTTCGCGCCGCGGATCGCCATGTTCAGGGTGTTCCTGCAGACCACCCTGACGGGGGTGGGAAGACACGTCACGGCCTTCAGCCCGTCGTGCGACGTCACGAGCAGCAGGTACATCTCGTGCTCGTCGAAGCCGTCCACGTCGAAGCCCTCCGCACGCATCGCCAGGAACACGGTCCGGCCGCCGCGCAGCGAGGCCGCGGTCTCGTACTTCGCGTCGCTCGAGTCGACCAGGTTGTCCGCGAACCGGAACGCCTCGCGGTTCTGGAAGGGGACGTAGTCCGTTCCCACGACACCGAGCGGGGAGTCGTCGGAGGTCCTGACCACCGCGCGCCGCGTCGGGATCGGGATCGGTAGCATGCGCCGCCCGGAGTCGTCGACAACCGTGAACACCGGCCGCAGCTCCACCTCCCAGTCCAGGCCCGCGGCGACGAGCGCCGCCTGCGCCGTCATGACCCCGTCGACCGGCGTGCCGAGTCCATGCCACGGAACTCCGCGCTCCACGGCGTACGCCATCGTTTCAACTTCTGCTGGCATCTGCTTCTCCCTTCGTCGTCTCGCGGCGCTCTCGGCCGCGCGCGTAGTTGCTGCCCCAGTACGTCCTGCCGTGCTCGACGCCCTCCTCGCGAAGTACCTCAGCTGTCGCCGGAGACCAGGTCGCCGCCCAGCGGCAGGACGATCCCGTCGTACTCCACGCCCGCTAGGCGCTCGAAGAACATCCTGGTCCTCTTCTCCGCGATGGCCAGGTCGTACGCGTTGTACCCGCCGAGCTCGCCCGGCTGGACGACCTCGCCGAAGTGCGCGTCCGAGAAGAAGGCGACCAGGGCGCTCACAGCTCCGCCCACCCCTCCATGTCCAGCCAGTCGCTGAGCCCGTCCATGCCGTCGACCTCGAGCGACAGGAACGCCGCGCGGATCGCCTCGACCATCGCGCCGTGCTCCCTGTCCAGGCCGACGCTCTTGGGGTCGCGGCCGCCGGCGCGGCAGAGCCGTATCCAGGCCGCCTCGCCGACCGCCGTCCCGCGCGACCACCGCTCCTCTGCGTCCAGGTCGGCCGTACCGTTGTCCTCGTGGCGGGGGTTCATGCGTCGACCCCTTCCCACATCATGTCCTCGTCCCCGTCCCAGAGCAGTGCGCGCCCGTGCTCGGTGTGGCTCTCCACGTCGACGCCGTGCAGAATCCACATGTGGTCCACATGGTCTTCACGCTCGTCGAACAGGATGCCGCACCTGAAGCACTTCCAGCTCGAGAGCACGGGCGAGCTCCAGGTCTGGAGCCTGTCGCGCCGCACCTTCGGCTTGGCCTTCGGCTTGGGGCTAGGCTGGCGTATGGCCTTCGCCTGTGCAGGCTTAGCAGCAGGCCGCGCCGGCGCGGGAAGGCCCGCGCTCTTGGCTGCTGCCGCGACGAACAGGTCGAAGATCTCCTGCGAGCCGGGGCCGCGGTGCATCTCCGGGTGGAACTGGACGCCCATCATCCAGCCCTCGACCGACTCGATGCACTCCACGACGCCGTCGCTGGCCCAGCCCGTCGCGACGAAGCCCGGCGCCACCTTGTTCACTGCCTGGTGGTGGAGGTGAAGCGTCTCGCGCTCCCTGCCGCCGAAGGCCTTGGCCAGGCGCGAGCCTTTGGCGGGCCTGACGCCTCGCGTGTGGTTGGAGTGCGGGCCCGAGCCCTTGAGCGCCGGGACGTGCTGGTGCAGCGTGCCACCGCACCCGGCGTTTAGCATCTGCGCGCCGCGGCAGATCCCCAGAATAGGGATGCCCGCCTTGACGGCCGCCTGCAGCGCCAGGAGCTCGGCCAGGTCGCGCTCTACCCACGCGTCGCCGGTCGCGGCGTGCGGCTTGGCGCCGTAGAGGTTCGGGCTGATGTCGCTGCCGCCCGTCAGGAGCAGCGCGTCGACCTTGCCTGCAGCGATCGCCTTGTGCGCCGAGTCGTCGCTGGTGCTCACCTTCACGGGCGTTCCGCCAGCCCGCACTATCTGCGCGTCGACGTGGCCCATGACGAGCACCCGTGCCCGCTTGACCTTCACCTTAGCCGTCATCGTCCTGCCTCCTCGTCCACTACCCTGGCCATGCCCGCATCTTCCAGCTCCGCGAAGAGCCGCCTGCTACTGCCCTCCGTGTGGAGCGCGCTCTCCGACCAGTTCCATGCCCGCTGCGCCAGCTCCTCTCGGAACGATCCCTTGTCGGGAGAGTTGTTCCAGGAGTCCTCGCGCAGTGCCTGCTCCAGCTCCCTCCACGTCGCGGCGGAGAGAACGGCGCCGTCTGCGAAGATCACCGTCGCCATCTCAGCTCACCTCTTCCAGGACCGAGGTCGCCGCGTCCATCTGGGACTGCAGGCTCTCGATGCGCGCCGCGACCGTCGCCCGCGTCTCGCCGCTCGTCTCGAACCTGAGCAGCCAGCTCGCATCCGTCGTCGTCAAGCCGAAGGGCTCGAGGTCGACGAGCATCTGGGTGAGGTCGGTGCCGCTGACCGTCGCGCTTGCGAGAGCCGCTGCGAAGAGCGCCTGGCCGAAGTGAATCCACGCGCGGATCTTGTTGAAGTTCGTCGTCCCGGCGTGGCACCGCATCTCGACGCTGCCGTGGCGCGGGTAGGCGTGGAGGTTGATGTTGCCGCGCGGTCCGACCGAGCCGATCTCGCGGAGGTTGCGTGCCCTCAGCAGTGCACTCACCTGGTTGGACGCCCAGCCGCCGCAGTAGTGGTTGTCCCGGCGGCTCGGTGCGACCATCCGCCACACGAGGTCCTGACGCTCGACGAAGGCGACGACCTGGGTGCGGATCTGGTCGACGTCCATGTTTCGCATGTCGTGGTGGACGTGGAGGCCTGCGCTGCTGTCGACCGTCGCTCCAACGGAGTTGAGCGCCGCGCACACCGTCTCCAGCTGGCGGAGTCCCGCCTCGCCGCGGAGCTTGGGGCTGACCAGCTCGAGGTGCTCGCCGCGAACGGAGCTGTCGTACTTGAGCTCCCACTTCGATCCGTTGGTGCTCGCGTAGGCGTAGCGGTCGACGACGTCGATGCCCGCCTGCAGCAGCGCGCTCATCACCAGGCGACGGTCCGGGCCTGTCATCTCAAGCTCTACGCCGAAGGCGCGACCTTGAGCGGTGCCAGCGTCGCGGCGCTGCGTGCCGTTCGTGCGGTTGTAGCGGAGGCGGTAGCACGGCTTGCAGTAGTTCACGAAGCGGCCGCCGCTCATGTAGAAGTGTGCGCGATCCTCCGGGAGGCTCTGTCCGCATCCCCTGCAAGTTCTCCTCATCCTGCTGCTCCTTCTCGCCTTGAGCGGCCCCACGCCGCTCTCATGCCTTTATTATCGACCCCCGGCACCGTGCAGAGCACCGGCCAAAGGGCTGTTCTCGCTCTAGGCCAAAGGTGAGTAACCGCAGCTCAGGGGCCTAGAGCACGGTCACGTCCGGCACGGGTCGGGGCACGGCGTGCGGTCTCGCGAAGCCCGGCACGTCCTCCCGCCTGCGGCTGGATCGCCGGGCCTGCTCCTCCTCCGCGGCGCGGTGCCAGTGCTCTACGCGGCGCAGGCCGCAGCGCTTGTCGGTGCAGGCGTCGCCTAGCGGTTCCGGCCGCGCCGTCACCGGCGGACGATCGCGCCGCCGGACCTCGCCACGACGCGCCGCTCGCGGAACGCCTGGAGGACCTCATCCGTCAGCGACCTCCGCAGGGCGTTGCTCGGTCGACCCCGCCGGAGACGCACGCCAGCCAGCTCGGCCAGCTCGGCCGTGCCCATGGCCTCGAGCCGGTCGAGTAGCTCCTGCTGCTTCATGCCCCCTCCTCCTTGACGAAGATGATGCCCTGACCCGCGCAGGCCGGGCAGCTGTACAGCCGCATCGTCGACGCGACCCACTCCCGCTGGTCTCCCGCGACCCATGGCGGCTTCTGCGTCGTGCCGTGGCCGCCGCAGACTGGGCAGGTCGTGAGGCGCTGCCCCGACTGCGGCCAGGACGTGGGCGCTATGGTCACCATCCCTCCTCGGACCGCTTCGTGCAGATGACGGGCGCCGTCACGGTGATCCCGTGCTCCGGCGTCACGACCATCAACGCCTGCTGCGCCGGCTCTGGCGCGAACTGTCCGTCTGACGCGTACTCGTCGTACCCCTTCAGCGAGCCGTTCATGACGAAGCCCTGCGTGTACGCGGGGATGAACTGGTGGAAGTGACCGTACAGCCCGTACCTGAACTGTCGACCCATCTCCTGGCGCTTCTTGGTCTTGCGCAGGTTGCCCCGCTTGACCGGCCCGAACGATCCGATCTCGCTCGTCCCGTTGAACCTGAGGTTGTCGCCGTGCTCCATCGAGAAGACGTGGCCGTAGACATCGAAGTCCACGTCCGTCGACTCGGGGATGTCGAAGGTGACCGCCTGCTCGTCTCGCAGCGTCACGGCCAGCAGCCGCGCGACGTGCGTGTCCGCGTTGTTCTCGGACCGCTTCTTGTGGCGCGGCTTCTTGGAGTTGCGCCCGTGGTTGCCCGGCGCGCTGACGACGTGGACCCGCCCGAACTCCTCCGCGAGCATCTCGATACCGGCCTGCAGCCACGGCAGGCACGTCTCTACGGTCCTGAGCGTCGACTGCTCGTTGGTCTCGATCAGCTCGTCGTGGATGTCGCCGGAGACCAGGTCGCCGCCCAGCGGCAGGACGATCCCGTCGTACTCCACGCCCGCTAGGTAGTGGCGGGCGACGGTGATGGTGCGCTCGAAGAACATCCTGGTCCTCTTCTCCGCGATGGCCAGGTCGTACGCGTTGTACCCGCCGAGCTCGCCCGGCTGGACGACCTCGCCGAAGTGCGCGTCCGAGAAGAAGGCGACCAGAGTGCCGTGGTGCTGCCCGTCGTCCCTGACCTCGCCGAGCCACTCCGGCCTGTCAGAGAAGTCCCGCCTGTACAGCGCCAGCTCGGTTGCCAGCTCGTCGGCCTCGGCAGTCGAGTCGCGAAGCTGCCGCGCCACGCTGTCCTTGTCTCGCTTGGCAGAGTTGGCCAGCTCCCTGAGCCTGAAGTTCTGCTCCCTCAGCTGCTGCTCGGTCGCCGCCGCGCCCAGCTCCTCGATAGCCTTGCCGAAGTCTCCCTGTACCATCTACGCCTCCTTCGGTGGGTGCGGCGTGGTGAAGTGGACCCGCACCCTCTTCGTCGCCGTGTCGTGCGTGACGTTGGGGTCGATCACCGCCGTCTTCTGCAGCGCCTGCGCGATCAGGCTGAACGGCGCACCGGCCTTCTTGCTGTCCTCGATGTTCGCCCTCTCTGACGACTCGCAGATCGCGCACACCGTTCCCTGCGCCTTCAGCAGTGCCTCGATCACCTCTGCGAAGCTCTCGGTCTTGGCCACCGTTACCGCCTCTCGCTCGTGGGAGCCATATTGTAACCCGGTGGCTGGCCCGCAGCGCTTCTTACACGGTCCTACCACCGGCCCTTATTGTGGCCAAGGGCCCGGGAACGGATCGCGCTCCCGAGCCCTCGCCCTCTCTTACGCCTCGGTGCCCTTGGCCAGCGTCAGGAACGACAGCAGGCCCGAGCCCACCGCGGCAGCGGCCAGCCAGCCGACAGACCTGGCGGCGCTGACTGCCGCCGCGTTGGTCAGGTCGGCCACGGCCACGGTCGCGAGACCGGACCCGAACACCTGCAGCGCCTGCGCGACGGACTTGCCGAGCGGCGAGCTCGCCACGAGCCCGGCCACCGCCAGCACGTAGGCGGACGACGCCGCCACGAGCGAGGCGATGGTGCCGAGCACGAAGGCCTTCGCGTCACCGGCGGACCTGGTCCCGTTCAGGGCAGCTACGCCCACGGACACGACGGCCACCTCAGACGATGCGAACGTGCGAACGAAGCGCGTGAGTGCGCTCTTCATGGGCTCCTCCTCCTGGGGCACGATCGGCCCCTCTAGGTCATCATACCTTGGGCGGCCTCGGCGCGAGGAACGCGGAGAGCTTCTCGATACCGTCGTGGACCTCGTCCCGGATAGACCGCGCCGCGCGCCGCTCCCAGCTGTCCTGCCGCAGACCCCAGCGCAGCGCCCGGGTCACGGCGACGACCGTCCCGGAGGCCAGTGCCAGCTGCGGCACCGGCGCCGGCGCCGTCATCACGAAGAGCACCGCGACGAGCGTGCCGAACCCGAGCAGCACCAGGACCACGGGCCTGCCCGCGTCGTCGCCGCTCGGGAGGATCGGTCTGCGCGCCACCTTAGAACCTTAGAACCACTTCTCGGCGATGCCCACGTTCAGGACGACCATCAGGACCATCAGGCCGCCGACGGCCATCCACATCCGCATCCTGACCCCGTCGAGACGCGTCGCAATGTGGCCCAGTCGCGCGTCGTGATCCGCCAGGTCCGTCGCGAGCTGGGCGGCGCGCGGCGCGACGTTGACCTCGATGATGCGTATGCGCTCGGTCAGCGCAATGAGGTCGTGCTCGGCCGCCTGCGCCTGCTTCGACCCGTTCAGCTCGAGGAGTCCGAGGCGCGCGCTCATGCTGTCCATGCGCGCGTCCATCTTGCTGTCGATCCTCTCGAGCATGGCCTCGATGCGCTCGAGGCGCTCGCGGGGCGATATGCCCGCGCCGCGCAGGCCGTCGTCCCTGTACGCCTCCGGCTCGCCCTCCACGCCAGTCATCCCCTGACCCCGCACGGCCCGAAGTACTGCGGGCTTAGATCGACGTGCAGGTGGCTGTGGTAGTCCCCAGTGTACGCGTGCCAGCCCTGCCCGCGCGACCAGATTCTGTTCCTCGAGATGACGTGCTCGACGTGGAGCTCGTCCGCGTGCGCGACGACCCATGCCGCGACGGCATCCTGGTGCGCGAGCGAGTCGAAGAAGAAGTCCACGGCGTTGCCGTAGGAGTGCTGGCTCAGCTCGCTGGTTCCGGCTATGTCCTTGCAGACGTAGGAGCCCGCGTACCTGGGGCGGTACTGCGGGAACTCCTGCAGGATCGTCGAGTAGTAGACGTCGGCGCGGTCGTTGCCGTTGATGTCGATGACGTCGAGCGACGGCTGAACCTCCCTGGCGCGAAGAAGTGCCTCATCCGGGACGGTCGCGGAGTACACCCTCGAGAAGTCGCCGACAGAGCCTGTGGTGAGCTGCTTGCGCAGGCGCCTGAGCACCTCTGCGCGCGACCGCTCTGGGCCCGCATCGTCCTCGTTCCTTCGCAGCCTGAACGGGCCGCTGCCCTGCACGACTCGCGCGGCGGCGACGGTCATGACCCGCGCCATGCCAGCGGGGTTCGAGGGCTCTCCGCTCTTCCTGACGTAGACGAAGTGTCTCACGGCTTACCTCTCCTTTGTGTGCCCTCATTCTATCGGAGTTCCATCCCCCAGTGCGGACCGTCTGCCGGTGAGCTCACGGCCACCTCCCACAGCAGCCCGCCGAACATGCGCTGCACGCTCGCGTTCTGCCCCGCGGCCTCGAGAACGAGCCCGCCGATCTGGCGCTGCGGGGACGACGAGCCCGATACTTCCCATTGCTCGCTGCCGAACTGGCGGGCGGCCTCGGTGCTGGTCCTGGCATCGTAGTGGGCGACGACACGCGCGCCTGAGAGCGCGAACGGGTACATCGCCACCTCGTCGATCCGGCCGTTGAAGAACTGGAAGCTGCCCGTGTCATGGCGACGGCCGATATAGAGGTTCTCGATGCCGGTCGGCGGCACTCCAACGGTCGCTTGCGTCGCCTTCGAGACCTTGTCCACGAACAGTTCCAGCTGCGTGCCGTTCCACGTGCCGACGAGGTGGTGCCAGGTCTCTGGGGTGATGTCGTCTGCTGAGATGGCCTCGCGCCATACCCCGTTGTACCACCCGAACTTCGGCTTCAGCGTCGTCTGGTTCGTGCCGCCGTTGTAGAATCCAAGCGAATACCGAACGTTGTTGTCCCCGGAGAACGCCTCGCCTAAGACCGTGGCTCCAGGCGCGGTCACGCCGGACCCCACGTACACCCACGCCTCAAGGGTGAAGTTCCCGGCGAACTGCAGCTTGGCGGGGAGTGCCCCGATGTTCACGTACCCGGAGACGCCGTCGAGCAGCGGCGCCTTGTCGACCGCCCCGACCTGGCCGAGGGTGAAGCCGCCGGTGTAGGTGCCGTTGGCCGCAGGTGAGATGCCGAAGTCCTGGGCCGTTGTGCCGGACGTTTCATTCAACGGCCAGTATGCGCCCGGCAGATCAGCCAAGACCTCCGCAGCGTAGGACACGCTGCTGTACTTCTGCGGAAGGCCCATCGGTAGCCCGAGTCGACCTGCGCGCAACCGCGGCATCGGCCGGTCTGGGCTGAACAGGACGACGGGGGCCGCTGGGCTCTCATTCGGCGCCGGCAGCGGCGATGGCGGCGGAAGCGGCGGCGAGCCCGGGTTGCGCCCGCGCCGCGGTAGCGCCGGCATCCTACTTGACCTTCAGCCCGGATTGCGCAGAGTTCACGTCAGCGATCGTCCAGTCAGCAGGCCCGACCGGGTTCCGGTCGTAGACCTTGGTGTACTGCAACCACGAGCCAGCGGCAAGGCCGATGTCGGCGCCGGTGTCGGTCGTGACGCCAGACTTCAGGAGGAACGCGAACAGCCCGACCCCCGCGTCCGACTTGCGCGCACGTGCCCACACCTGGACAGCTTGGACCGCATCGAACTCCGGCGGAAGGTTGTCCATGCCGTACAGGTCTAGATCGTTCACGGTGTTCTCCTGCACGAAGGCGTTGTCGTCCTCGTGGCTGGGCTGGTAGACGTCGTCGAAGCGCCAGGCGCCGGTGATGTTCGAGAACGTCGGTCCGCGCCGTTGCGATGTGTCGTCCAGCAGCTCGAAGTTTCGCCATGTCAGCGCGTAGAGCGTCTTGATACGAGCGGCCGTCAGCGTGCTCTGGATCACCGCGAACTCGCTCATCTTGCCGACGAACCGGTTCCAGTTTGCCGTGGCTTCTGGGTCGCGCCCCAGCAGGCAGCGGTCGCACACCAAGCCAGAGGCCATGGTGTGCGTCAGCGTCTGCGTCAACCAGCCGTCGATATACATCGAGACCAGCTTCGCGGAGTCGAACGTGACCGCCAGCATATGCCACTTGTTGTCGTCGACGGAGTACGGGAACTTGGCATTGAGGACGCTGAAGGTCTGGTTCCCGGTCCCGTCGGTCGCGCGCCACGACACTTCTATCCTACCCGGGGAGCTGCCTCCGGCGTCGTCCCTGACCCTGACCCGGAAGTGCGGGTCAACGTCCACTACGTCGTCCGCCCCGATGAGGGTGACGTTCTGCGTCGCGGTCTTGAACCAGAGCAGCACGGTCAGCGGGGACGTGGCGGTGGCGAGCGCGAACGTCTGCGCGGGCAAGGTGATCTCGTCGTCCGACCCGTCGAAGTCCACCATGTTGTCGCCGGCGCGGATTCCCTCGAGCCCCGAGTCGGCACCGAGCGTCGGCGAGCCAACATAGGTGCCGTCGCGATTGTTCGGGCTGGCGTCGTTGGCGTTGGTACCGGCCGTCTCGTCCAGCTGCAGGTACATCCACGGCGCGTCTGCCAGGATCTCGGTGGCCAGGTCGTTGATAGAGGGGCGGTTGAGCTGAGTGGTGTCGCCGACGGCGTTGGGCCACAGGCCGATGACCTTGGTGTCACCGGGCCACGAGTTGTTCACCGCGCCAGCCACGCTGTTGCACACGAAGTCGTCGAAGTAGACGGTGTTGCCCAAGCCGTTGTGCGCCCACACGATGCGGTCCACGCTGGCAGCGAGACCGGCGTTCCGCGTGTCCAGGCCGGACAGGTCGAGGATCAGCTGACCGTTGAGCTTCACCTGGACGATGGCCCCAGCGTCGGCAATCGTGAAGTGGATCTCGACGTAGCTCCACACCGCGGTGGTGATGGCGTTGGGGGACGACGTGCCCAGCAGGGTGCTGGTCCCGCGCAGCGCCCGGATGAACCCAGTTGCGTTCCCGCCGTCGATGGTGAGATGGGTCGTGTTGTCCGAACCTCGAAACTGCACGGAGAACTGGTCTATGGTGGTGCTGTACACACCGAACCCGATGTAGAACTCGCCGAGGTCGGCCCTGAGAAGGTCGATGCCGCCGTACCCCGCGCCGCTGGATCGGTTGGCGTACTTCGACCAGCTGCCTCGGGTGAACGCGCGCTGCGCCTCCCCAGAAGTGCCGTCGAGCTGGACCATCTTGTCGCCCTGTTCCCAGCCCAGTTGTGTGGTTCGTGCCATTGTTTTCTGCCCTCCTTAGGAGCTACTGCGGAACCATCGTCAGGTGAACCACCAGGTCCGTGCCCGGCGCGGTCGACCCGACCTGGACGACCTTCACCGAGAGCGTGTCGCCCTTCGCGAAGAGCGTCTTGTTGAAGTCGGCCGTCCAGTTCACATCGGTGTGCGTGCCCGCGGCGATGATGAGCTTCGAGTCCGTCGCGAAGATGTTCTGGTGCGTGTCCTCGTTCGTCCCGTCATGCCAGACTATCTGAATGAGCATGTCGGCGCCCTGCGGACAGCCGTCGGCCGGGTGCGCCGCGATCGTGTGCTCGCCGCAGTGGGCGCGCGCCTGGATCGCCTTCAGGTCGTCGTGGCAGGTGTAGAGCTGCTGGTACGCCTGCGCGACGACCGAGCCGGGCTTCGTCCACGTCGCGACGGTTTTCTCCAGCCTGCAGAAGGCCGCGTCTGGTACGCCGAGCGGGTCCGAGTTGCCGGGGTCGAGCTTAGCCGGTATCCACGCGGACTTGTCCCTGTCCGTGCTCACCGACCTGGCACGGCCATAGAACCCGTCCTGCCTGTCGGTCTTCGGGATCACGAAGCCCTTGCGCGACAGGTGGACGAACTTGTCGTGCTTGTAGATTGTGGTCGCGGTGCCCGACCCGCCGGACGTGACGTCGACCGGCGCGCCTCCCAGCGTCAGCGACACCTTGAAGGTGGTCCCGGTCGGGCTGACGACGAAGTACCAGATGTTCTGCGCGAGCCCGCCGCCGAGGGACGCGCCGACCAGCTTCACCCGGTCGCCCGCGATGAGCAAGTGACCGCCCGACACGGTCAGGTTGTCGTCTGCCGCGGACGTGAACGCGTAGAGGTAGAAGTTGGAGTTGCGCGAAATCTGCGCCGCGAAGTGAGCGACCTTCTCGTCGAGGATGTCGTCGTCCAGCGTCTCGAGCGGGGGGTCCCAGTCCAGGATGATCTTGTCGTGCGCCTTCTCGAAGATGACGACGTTGCTCGGCGCCGGCGGCTCCTCGGGCCCGGGCGTGCCCATGTTCTGCCACGCCGTCCAGTCGGACTTGCAGCCGTTGAGTGCGACTGCGCGCACCCGCCACCTGTACGCGAACTTCTTGTTGAGGTGCTTGACGATGAGGTGGTCCTGCGTGCCGGGGTCGTCGTCGAACTTCGCGCTGACGTTCCTGCGGACGTCGAGGAACCAGTTGACCTGGTCCGCGGAGTACTCCACGACCACCACGTAGTTGCGCAGCGTCAGCCTGAAGCCGGACGTGTCCTCGTGGACCTCGTCCCACCTCATCTTCAGGCGAATCTTCAGGTGCCGCGCGCCGACCCGGTCGAAGGACGAGACCGGGTTCAGCGGAGCGATGGGCGGGCGGTCGCACGGCGACTTCCAGTGGCGCCTGTGCTTCTTCTCCGTGTCCTTCTGCCGGTTGTGCTGCGACTTGGGCTTGCGCGGCGCGCTCATCGGTTCGTACCCCCCTGCCTGCCGATCTGCACGAGCGGCTGGGCCTGCTGGGTTGGGCCCGGCGGCGGCGCCGGCGGCGGGGCCGGGATGCCGAAGGCCTGGCCGTCGACTGTCAGGACGACGACCTCGTATCCCGGCGCGGAGACGGACACGTCGCGCCCGAGCACGCGGAAGGCCGCGGAGAAGTTGCCGAACCCGTCCGAGGGCCCGCGCGCAGTCGTCACCGTGATCGTGTCTCCGATGTTGTACGCGGTGAGCGTCGGCCCGGCCAGCGCGAGCGGGACGGCGAACCTCGGCTGCAGGCGCGGGGCCTTGGACTCGTCCAGCGCCTCCTGCGCCACGGCCAGCGCGTGCGCGTCGTCGTCGAAGTGCTGGACGTCGACCGAGTCCTGCAGCAGGCCGTAGATCGTCCTGGCAGCGTCGTCGTGAACGGTCTGCACGAACGGCTCCGCGCAGTCCTGCTTCGACCCGACGGCAGACACCTCGGTGTTCAGGTCGGATGCGTCATCCTGGTAGCCGAAGTCAGTGATCCCCGACGAACCGTCGAAGGTCAGGCCCGGCGTCGAGCCGCGCTGCGGGCTCCAGAGCTGGAACGTCTTGTCGGGCAGCACCGCGAAGTCGAGCCCGTCCTTGGCAGAGGCCAGGTCCTCGATCGCGTCGGACACCTTGCGCTTCTCCTCCGTGCAGATGACTACGCGCCGCTCGGTCCCGGAGTTCTGCGCGTTGCTCCAGAACGTGATGCCCAGCCCGCCGTCCGTCTCGGCCTGCGTGCCGCCCGTCAGACCCGGCCCGCCGACGAGGTCGCGCACGATGTCGAACTGGTCACGCTTGTGGTTGGCGTACTGCGTCGTGGAGTAGTCCGTGCGCACCTCGCGGCGCGTCAGGTCCCAGTACCAGCTGCGCGCGACGAACCGCACCCACCAGCCCTGCACGTCTGCGGTCCAGAGCTTGCCGCCCCAGACGAGCGTCCCGTTCCGGAAGAGGTGAATCTCGCGCTGCCCGACGGCGAAGTTCGACTTTGTGACCAGCGCGTGGTCGATCGGCAGGCTGAACTCCAGGGCGCCCGCGTCGTTCAGGACCTCGGACCACCGGAGTCCGACGGCTGCGGGCTGGACGCCAACGGTGCCGAGCACGTTGTCGATGACCGTCGACCCGAGCCCCGTCGTGGATCTGGTCGCGAGCCGGAGGTTGTAGTCCGCGCCGAGCGCCGGCGCTACCATCCCTGCGCCTCGGCGGTGTCCATCCAGTCGAGCTCGCGCGAGAGCTCAACGATCCCGGCGCGCCAGTCCAGCACGCGCATGGTCAGCGGCCCGGCCGCCCTGCCGCTCAGCGGGATGATCGCCTCGGGCCCGGCCTCGCCCGCGAGGATGGTCGTCGGCTTCGTGACGATGCCGCCAGCCGCGAGCGGGTACGGGGTCTTGACGTCGCCGTCCCTGCCGCCCGGGAACGACGGGCTGGCCGTGATCGACACCTGGAGCTCGAGGTTCGGGTTGCGGTGCAGGTTCTCCCACATGGCGTTGACGGGGCTAAGGTGGCCGACCACGGTATCGAGCTGCGTGTTCAGGTTGTCGACGTTCGTCTGCGTCTGGGTCACGAGCGTGTCCTGCTGCTTCAGCTGCTTCGTGATCTGCGCCTTCTCCTTGTCGGTACCCTGCACCCACGCATCGACGACCTCGGCAGGCTGCGCGAGCAGCCGCGCCTTCTGCGCCGGCGTCAGGCCCTGCGTCGAGGTCACGACGGCGACGTCGTTGGCCCAGCGCTTCAGGCGGCCGGTCTGCGCGTCTAGGCCGCGGATCACGTTCTTGACCGTCTTCCAGAAGTCCTTCTTGAAGTCGTCGAGACTGCCCTTCACGCTGTCTGTCGACGCGGCGACCGTCTCCTTGAAGGCATCCCACGCGTCGTTGGACATCTTCGCGAAGTTCTTCTCCACGCCGCCCAGCTTGTTCAGGTGCTTGATCGACTCGCCCGTCGTCGCGTTCAGTCGCTGGAGGGCCTCCTTCTCGAGCTTCACCGCGGTCGCCGAGTCGCCGGTGGCCTGCGCGTGCCTGATGGCCGCGGCCTCGGCGTCGCTCAGGACGTTCGGCGTCTCCTGGAGCTTGACGATGACGTCCTCGATGGTCTTGCCGAAGGCGTCGAGCACGGTCTGGTCTCCGTTGAACTTGTCTGCGAAGCCGGTGTCGCCCGTCACGTCCTTGACGGCGACCTGGAGGTCCTTCAGCTTGATCGTCCCGGCGACGACGCCGTCCGCCCACTTCTGACCCATCTCGTCGTCCATGTTCAAGAAGGCGTGCAGCTTGACGAGCGCCAGGCCGGTGAGCGCGACCGCCGCGACGAACACGCCCGAGGCGAAGGCCGCGGACTCGAAGGCCGTCGTCAGTGCGTAGGTCGCCGCGGTGGCCAGGCCAGACTCGGCGATGTCCGCGGCGAGGAACCCGATCCACCCGACCAGGCCAGCGATGGCCGCGGTGATGGAGGCCACGAACGAGCTGCCCATCACGAAGGAGAACGCGGTCAGGGCCAGCGTCGCCAGGCCGAGCGCGATGGCCAGCTCGCGAACCGGCTTAGGCAGCGCACCGATGAGCTTGACCGCCTCCTTCATGCCGCCCTCGATGAACCGGCCGACGATGATGTTGAACTGGTTCCAGTAGTTGCCGAGTCGCTGCGTCAGGGTCGAGGTCGAGGCGGCCGCGCCGTTGTACTTCTCCTGGATGGCCGTGATCTCGAGCTGCGTGGCGGCCTGCTGCTTCCCCGCGGCGACCAGGTCGAGAACCTTCTGGGCCTGGTCGTCGGTCAGCGCGCCGAACTTCTGGAGCATCGGGATGGCCTTCTGCGGCACGTTCAGGATGGACGGGCCGAGGGACCTCATGAGCATCTGCGCGGACTTGCCCGTCGCAGACGCCATGTCCGTCAGGCCGCCCGTGATCTTCTCGATCCAGCTCGCGGCATCCGGGCCCAGCGCCTCGAAGAAGGCCGAGCCCATCACCGTCAGCTTCGACCCCATGGCGACGATCGAGTCCTGGTTGATACCCGTCGCGATCGAGAACTCCCTCGACCAGTCGAGGATGCCCTGCAGGCCCGGACCCTGCCCGATCTTCTCGAGCCCGTACTCCAGGCGGTTCGACGCGGCCTCCAGCTCGTCGAACGCCTCCAGCGACTTCTTGCCGAACGAGAGCAGCAGAGCACCGCCCATGATGAGCCCGATGGACTTGCCAATACCGGCGACCTTGGACTTGACGCCACCCAGCGAGCTCTCCACGCCCGCAGCGGTCTTGGCGCCGAACCCCGTCATCTGGGGAACGACGTCGATGTACGCGGTTCCTGCTAGGACTCCCACGGCGCCTGCTCCTTCACCACTGCGAGCCAGTCTTGACCGACGAACGCGGCAAGCTCCTTGGCCTCGTCCCTCGGTCGCTCAGGCTCGACCTGCTCCACGACCTTTGCCATGCCAGGCCTCGGGACTCGGACCGCCTCCGGCACGCCCGTCCCGCGCTTCGAGTTGGCCTGCAGGAACATCCTGTTGCCCAGGTCGACGGCCTCGACCAGGACGGCGAGTAGCTCCGTCGACTCCGTCCAGCGCCAGCCCTCCGGGTCCAGGGAGCGATGCAGTGCGGACCCGGGCGGGAGTCCGCAGACCAGGACCCAGAGCCGGCGCGCGCCGAAGGTGCGCAGCGCGTCGCGCAGGTCCAGGCCGTAGGCCGCGAGGAAGTCGGCCTCGAGAGCGTCGCCGTGCTCATCTACGACGCTGCCGAGGCCGCTGATTCCCCCGAGCTCATCCCGTAGGCCACGAGCAGCTCGTCCATGAGCTCGGTCAGGTCGTCGAGCGACGGACCGACCGCCATGAACGCATCGTACTCGTCGCCCAGGAGCTGCTTGAACACAGCGCTGACGGCCGCGATGGAGTCGGCGCCGGACGACTCGCGCGTGAGTGACACCAGCGTCACGACGACGTCGAAGGGCAGCTCGACGGGGAAGTCGAACGTCTTCGCGCCGAGCTTGACCCTGATGGGCGCGCGGTTAGCCTCGCGTTGCCTGGCGGCACGCTTCTTGTTGAGGTCGATCATCAACCCCACCCCCTACAACGACGACGTGAACGCCGGGTCGTCGGTGAACAGGGTGTAGGCGGAGGTCACGCCGTCGGACAGCGCCGAGAACGAGATGGCCAGGTCCGCGGGCGAGGTCCTCTGGAGCTGCGCCTCGGTGTTGGCGGTCGCGATCCCGCGCGGCACGTACAGCATGTACCTCTTGATCCCGTCGGCCCAGGTCAGGGTCAGCGAGCGCTCGTCGATCGTGCTCGGGTCCGGCGGGGTGAACTTCCAACCACCGGAGTTGTTCACGACGGAGCCGCCGCCGAAGGCGAAGGGAACGTTGTCCTGGTTCCACTGCCTCATCGCGAAGTCCACCATGAACTCGCGCGCGGTCAGGATGCGCCTGATCGGGTAGAACGACTGCCACGCACCGATGTTCTCGATGGTCTTCGCATCGGTGAGCTTCGCGCCGTCCTCGCTGACGAAGCCGAGCTCCACCCAGGGAGTCACGAGTGGCGAGTTGATGTTCGTCGGTGCGGTCGCGCTGGTGGGGCCGACGTAGATCTTGCCCGTCGCGCCGACCACTACCTCGGTAACGTTGTTCCCTGCCATGCTTCACCCTCCTCTGG